TTGCCGACCTGCTGCGCGAACGGCTTGAGCACGGCGTCGGACATGCCTTGCGAGGAGGCTTTGAAGCCCTTGCTCAGCTCGCCGCCAATCTGGCTGCCTGCGCGGTTCGCGTTGAACGCCTTGGAAAACCAGTTTCCGCCTTCCTGGCCGGATGCCCTGACTTCCTTGTTGACTGCGGAGCGGAAGCCCTTCATCGAGGGTATGAGCGCGATATGGCCCTGTCCGGCCTCTGCCCCGAACGCCATGCTGGCCTCCTACTCGTAGAGTTCCTGGAAGATCGAGGACATGCCCGCTGCCGCTTCGCGCAGATTCTCGGCCGAACCCGGTTTCACGTCGTCGCCCTTATGCGTCTTCAATGCATCGATGATGCCTGCCGGGTCGACACCCAATGTGGCTGCGGGCAGCAGGTCGGCCCATCGCAGCGGGAAGGCCAGGCCGGCCAGCTTCGATCCCGTATATGTGGAGGGGTCGGTGGCGAACGTTTCGTAGAGCGCTATGGCGTCCGCCCATCTGAGACGTTTTCCCAGGTCCGCCTGCAGACTCCACCCGCATAGGGCGAAGTCCGCCCGTATTACGCGCCCGTGCTCTCTGAGCTCGCCGGCGAACCATCGGATTTTCCCAGTTCGGTCCCCTGCGATTTGGCGATGGTGGCACCGTAGTCATTGAGGATGGACTGCATGACCTGGATGGGCTCGCTTTCGAGCTGCCTGGCCTGCTTCTCGCCGGCGAAAGCGTGCAGGATGCTTTTGATCTGCTCGATGCTCTCGCTATCGGTCTGCGCGTTGGCAAGCGCCTCGAAGTCCGTGATGCTCAAAGCGAGGGGAAGCTTGTAGATGTGTCCCTGCGGGGCGAGCGCCCAGAACAGGTCGCCCTTGATGATGTGCCTGGTTTTGCTGCTGGCGGCCAGCGCTTCGAGCGCTTTGGCTTCGGCCTCGTCGTTCCATTCGTCAAATTCGCTGAGCTCCGGGGCGGGAGTAGCTGCTGTGGTTTTGGACATGGCTGTGTTCTCCTATCGTTTTGTCGAGGTTCCGGGGGTCAGGGGTTTGTTGGCGGGGTCGTGCTGGCGTTGGGGTCGTAGACGCTGTCGATGTAGCGGTCGCCGTCGTACATTTCGTCGGGCTGCCAGAGCACGGTGAGCTCGCGTCCTTTGACGCTGCCGCGTTCGGACTGGCCGGGGTCATTGCCGGTGACTTGCACTACGCCGGCGCGCCGGTAGATGCGCCCGCCTTTCCATGCCTCTTCCTGGTAGGCGCACCATTTGCTGTCGGAGATGATGTCCTTGACGTGGTAGACGCCGTTCTCGTCGGGCGGGCCGACGGTTATCTCGCGGGTGATCTCGTTGTCTTCGGCTGCGGTGAATTTGGTGGTGAGCTTCGGTTCGCCGTTGATGGAGTAGCCGGACTGGTAGAATTCCTGCGCGTCGTCGGCGTCGCGGGCGTCCTGCGGTCCGCCGTCGCTGGTGATCAGGCCGATGGCTGCCTTCTGCGGCGCGTAGGCGTCGGGGAGCGTCGGTTTCTTCACGCTTTTGGCGATCATATCGCTGGTGATCTTGTTCGCCGGATCGTAGGGCGTGAGCGATATCGCGCCGGTGACCGGCACTACGGTCGCGTTGAGGTCGTTGCCTTGGCTGTCTTTGGCCATGATGTCTCCTTGGTGATTGTGGTTGTGGTGCTAGTTGGTTTCGCCGTCGAATGTGTAGGCGAATGCGCTGTAGTAGCGGGCGATGTCCGCGTCCTCGGTGACCGGGTAGGGGCCGAGGCAGTTGGATTCGTCGATAGCGAGGATCCTGCTGTCGGGCGCGTGCCCTTCGAGGATTTCGGGGTTGGCGGTCAGGATCGCGTAGATGCGTCTGGCGAGATCCTTGCATGGTTTCGGACGGCTGCGGTTCCAGCCGCGCACGGTCACGCCGATCGACCGGTAGAACAGGATGCGTTCGGACTGCGCTCCCCCGGCGTCATTGACGACGATCAGCGGGTAGGAGCCGTCGTAGCCGGGCGGCTCGCTGACATCGACCTGCAGGCCGGGCACGTCGGCGAGCTGCGAGCGCAGGTAGCCGGTGAGCCATAGTTCGGTGTCGGGGGGCGTGACCATGCTCATGCTTTCGCCTTTCTCAAAGCTTTGAGGAGGTTCTGGGTCTTGGATTCGATGAGCATGGTCTTCGGATCGTGGCCGACGACCATGACCGTGGTGCGGTGCGCGTGCTCGACTTCCTCGATGCCCAGCCCGTCCCGGTAGGCTCCCGTGTCCACGGGCGCTTCGCTGACGGCTGCGGCGAGCACTCGTTCGGCCGCCTGACGGGTGAGCTGCTTGACGCCGGCTGATTTCATGATCTCGTCGAAGAACTGGTCGTTGAATTCGACGTAGGTCTGTCCTGCTGCTGGCATCGCTACCCCTTGTGTTCGGTGAGCTGGATTTCGAGTGTGGGCTGCCATCCAGTGAATGCGTTGACGTCGCGGCTGGGGAATCCGGTGACCTCCCAGCAGCGTCCGTCATCGGGGTCGGGGCGTATCCGGTCGCCGAGCTTGATGTCAGCGTCCGGGTCGTCGATGGTGAGGGTCGCAGTGCTCGTGGTCTGCTCGCGCAGCCCGTCCGGCGTCCTGCGGCTTGACGAGCTGGACAATGCTCCGCTCACGGGCAGCAGGATCGGATGGTCCCAGTCCCTGCTCGCCTGATTCGGGTTGTAGTCGCTGGCGGTCTCTCCGGCGCGCAGGCGCATGAAGCCGGTCGCCCCGTCGAGCGCGAACACTCCTGCTGCGAGGTAGTCGTCGATGCCGTTCATCGCGGGCTCCAATTGAGCCGGTAGATGTCGAGCATGGCTTTTTCCGCGTCGAGCAGTGGGATGCCGAGCGGATTGCCTCCGGCACCCCATGCGGTCATGCTGGATCCGTTGACTGATTGGGATTGGACGGAGGGCTGGCTGCGTGCCCGTTTGGCGATGTGCAGGATCAGCTGCTGTATGTGCGCTACCTCCTGTGGGTCATGCCCGTGGTTGAGTGTGACGCTCACCGCCTGCAGCCGGTCGGGCCATTGTCCGGAGCGCAGCTGGATGATGCCGTCCTCGCTCCAATCGACTCGGTCGAGCAGCTCCTGCCCGTCGAGCGTGACGGAGCTGACCGAGTTGACTTTCTTGCTGGGGATGAGCAGCGTGCGGCCGCCCTCGGCGTCCACCGTGAGCATGTCGTCCATCTGGGGGGCGATGTGCCATCCGCAGTAGGCTCTCACCGCAGCCTGCGCGGCATGCAGCCAGTACTGGCTGTCCATGACCAGGCCGGTCTGGATGATATCCGGCTTGAGGCTCATCGTCCCCTCCTTCCCTATTTCTTCGCCGTCTTGCCCTTGGCCGGTGTGGCGTCAGCCGCTGCTTGCTCAGGAGTCTCGGCGGCTTCCGGCTGCTCGGCGGGCGTCTCGGCCGAGCCGCTTGCATCCGGTTCGGTGGGGGCTGGTTCCGCAGGTTCGGCGGGGGCAGGCGTGGCGATGCGCTTGGGCGCGTCTTCGGGGCGGTAGCGATAGCCGTTGAAGATGATCATGTCCATGCGTCTCATGCTCCCTGCTCGAGCACGGTGAAGAATGCGGGTCGCCAGACCGCCTGTGCGGCGCGAAGCTCGGCGCGCACGTAGGTCAGGTTTCTGCTTGCGTAGTCCTTGTGCTGGTTGAATGCCTCCACGGTCAGGCCGGAGCGGTCCAGCAGCGTGAGCTGCTTGAAATCGCCGACGATGACCTTGCCCGGGTCGATCTGGTCGCATTCGACCAGCGGGCGCGACCAGACCATGGTCGGGCCGACCTGGAAGGGGCCGTTGCCGATCCACCGCTTGTTCGCGTCCTCCATGAGGTCGATTTTCTCCGCGTCGTCCGGGTTGATGAGGATGGCGGTCGGGTTCGCTCCTACCTTGTGCAGCTGGGTCAGGCTTTTGCGGATCGCGATCACGAGGTTGCGCGCCTCGTCGTCCGTCTTCGACCAGGCTCCGGCCTGCACGCCGCTCGTGTTGAGCAGGCCCTTGGGCTCGCCGTTGGTGCCCGACCCGTTGAGCAGCACGTCGGTCAGCTTCAGTCCGAACGAGTAGTTGAACTCGTTCTGCAAGTAGCTGGCCAGCGCCGCGTCGTCGGCGAGCATCTGGTTGGTGACGGTGTAGCCGTCGGCGTAGTCGTAGACCTTGGCCGTCTCCAGATTGGTGGAGAAGGTCGATTCGGGCTTGCGCACGTCGGTCGCGTCGTCGCCGGTGTTCTCGGGGATGATGGCGGTGTTGCGGGTCACGCTGGTGACTTGCAGGTATTCGAAGTCTCCGCCGGTGCTGCCTCGGCTGATGAGGTCGAGGAGCGTGAGCGCGGGGCGGTTGACCTGGTCGATCATGGGCAGGCGCTGATTGGGCAGGTGCGCGAGCGGGGTGCCGATGGCGCTTCCTGCCTTCGTGGCGAAGAACTCGTCCATGGAGCCGATGTGGCTCTTCTCGATGCTGATGTTGCGCGGACCACCGTCCTTGGTCACGGCATTGTGGAATCTCCGGTAGGATTTCGTGTCGACGAATCGCTCGCCGAGATCCTTGCCCTCGATGCCGTCCACGTCGTTCTCCGCGTCGCCGTTGTCGACGCTCTTGCCTGCGAGCGCGAGCGCGCCGAGCTTGGCAGTGTTGGCCTGCGCTTTTTCGAGCATGGTCTTGGCTTCGGTGGCTGTGTTAATGTGGTCGTCGAATTGCTTCTGCTCGTCGGCGGTCAGGTCGCGGTTTTCCGCGTTGGCTTTGTCGTAGATGGCTTGCGCGGCTTTGGTGTTGTCTGCGATGATTTGCTTGAGGTTCATGGGGTTGCCTTTCTGGTTAGAGGTTGAGGAGCTGGAGACGTCGGGCGGCGTCTTCGAGGTTCGGCGTGCCGTGCGGTTCCGGTTGGGTTGGCGGTGTGGATGGCTGGGCTGGGATGTGGAGTTTTTCGAATGCTGCGGCGATGCTTGCGGCGAGGTCGTCGAGCTGCTGTCGGGCGTTGTTATTGTGCGTGTCCGGCTGGTCGTGGAGGCTTTTGGCGCTGACTTCGGTTGCCTGGTTCATGCCGATGGGACAGATGGAGACTTCGAACAGGTCGAGCTTGCGCAGCTCCATGTAGCCGGGCGATTGGCTGCCGTCGTCGTTCTTCTCGCCGGACACCCATGCGTAGTCCTTGATGTCGTAGGCGAAGCTCATTTGCTGGACGCGCCCCTCTTTGAGGAGCTTGGCGACCTGTTTGCCGATGTCGGTGCTGGTGTCGATCGTGCCGGCGACTTTGAGCCCGTGCTCGTCCTCGGTGGCCGTGTCGGTGAGCCCGAGGTTTTTGAACGGGTCGTCGGTGTCGTGGTTCCAGTAGACGGGGATGCCTTTGCCTTGCTGCGGGTATCGGGCTGCGAGCGTGTCGGCGAATGCGCCTTTGATGATCTTGTCGCCGCCGAGGTCGATGTTGTCGAACACGCTGGCGTAGCCTTCGAATCCGACGGCGTCTCCCTCGTCATTGGTCAGCGCTTTCACTGGCGTGCTGATCGTCTTGGTTATCATCGGATGCTCCTTCCTGCGGCGGTTTGCCGCGTGATGTGGTGGTGCCGTCCTGCGGGCTGGTCTGGCCGCCGACGAGCACGTTGAGCGGGGTGACCAGTTCGTTCGTGTTGGGCAGCTTGTTCAGATTGAGGCGTTCCCGAGCTTCGCTGGTGGTCATGAATGGGCGGCCGGTGGCTGTGGAAAATGCGCTGTACTGGGCTTCGGGGTCGCCGCGCAGCTGTCCGTCGAGGTCGATTTCGATGTATCGGCCCTTGTCGTAGGTTTGCAGTCGGTCGCGCAGGCAGGCGTTGAGCGTCTGCTCGAATGCGACGATGTAGGGCTTGAGGCTGATCGCGTAGAGCATCTGCTTGAATGCGCTGAGGTTGGAGAAGTTGCCTTGCCGGATGCCGAGGATCTCGGCGGGTATTCCGTAGGCGTTGGCGATGTCTATCTTGATCTTGTCCCGGGCGTCGAGGTCGTTGACGTCGATGGGCTTGAAACCGTCGAGCTTGGTGGCTTTCATCCCGTCCTCGAGCAGCAGGCCGCTTCCGGCGCTGCCGCCGCCCTTGGTGAATTCCTTGACGCCTCGGGCGAACCGGTCGTGCGATGCCTTGTCGGGCCACGGCTTGTCGCGTTCGATGACGAAGGGGGCTTGCAGGCCGTGCTGGTTGATGGCGGCCCGGTATTCGATGCTGGCCTGGTATTCGGCGAGTATCTCGTCCAAGCGACGGATCTGCGGGTCGCCTCTGGCCCCCGCATAGGCGTAGCCGATGTCGATGAGCAGATCGTCGTCCTGGATGCTGTACTCGTGCGGCTTCCCGTCGCCGTCGGTGATTCTCACGCCGGTCGGCTCGTCGTATGTGTCGGCGATGATGCTCCATCGTCGTGGCGGGATGCGTTTGAGCCGCGCCGCGCCATTCGCATCGATGATGTGAATGGCGAGGAACCGGTCGGCGAGCAGCCCGTCCTCGAGCAGCTGTGCCCAGAACCTGTTGGCCGGCACCGCCGGGTTGCCGGTCGGGTTGTCGATCAGCTGGGCGAGCGGGCTGTCCCGGTCGCGTTGCCGGTCGCCGTCGGCCGCACGCTGGTAGACCTTGAATGGCAGGGTGCTGATGTGCCGGCTGATGAAGTCGGTGACGGCGCGGATGGGCGGCAGGCGCACGCCTTTGCCGCTGATGTCCGGGTCGTAGCTCAGGAGCGGCTGGCCTGCATCGACGATCTCGATGCCGTTGGCCGCAGTCCAGTCGTTGAGCTGCCCGTTGCTTTCGAATATGAGGCTCACGAATCCACCACCTGGATGTAGTCCGTCTTCGCAAGGTCGATCAGGATATGCCCGTCGATGCCGGTGGATGTCATGCCCGCTTCGACGGCTTCGGCCTGCCCGATCTGTATGAGTCCGGCAGAGACCGCTTCGAGCGTGCCGCGCACGGTGATCGCCGACGTGCGGACGACGACGTGCCGACCTGTCGCCTGCTTCAAGAGATTCGGTGTGAACATTGCTGTCTCCTTAGAAGGTCATGAGATCGTAGTCCTGGTAGGCGCTGCGCTCGGGTTCGGGCGGCTCGCAGGTTTCGAGCGCGTAGAGGGCGACGGTGATGGCGACGACGCCGCTGACGTCGACGATGCTTTTGCGCCGGTCCCATGCCTCGTTCTCGGCGATGGTCTTGGTCACTCCCCCGCCGATGGCCTGGTCTACGAGGGGCTGGCGCGTGTGGATGAGGCGGTTCTCGCGTACCCGGTCGCGCAGACGGCCAGTGGCCAGGCCGATGTGCGCGCCGTCGATCTCGTGCACGGTCAGGCCGCGTTCGCGCAATGGCTCGATGAATTCCATTGCCGGGCAGCCGCGCGATTGGACTGCGACTTCGCTTTGCCCGGATTCCTTGGCGAGCTGTTCGAGGTATTCGGGCACCCACAGCAGGCCCTTGCGTCGTTCTCGCAGGCTGACCACGGGGATGCCGTTCTCGTCGAACACTGCGGCGGCTATCCATGTGTGAGAGCGGTCGTAGCTCACGTCGATGCCCCACACGGTGCGTGCGCCGTAGGGTATGCGGATGTCGAACGGGCTGGACATGGTCTCGTTCCAATCGTTGACATTGATGTAGGAGTCGACCTTGGCTTCCACCCATTGGCACAGATCCTCGGTGCGGTAGGCGGCGTCGGTCATGCCGACGATGTCGGAGAGGACGGTGTCCACGGTGAGCTCTCCGTAGCCGATGCTCGGGTTCGATTGGAGGATCCCGTCGATGTCGGTCTTCTCGCAGCCGTCCAGCGCCGACCATTCGAATAATCCAAGGCTGGTGTCGTGGCCGTTCGCGTATTCCTCGGCGGCCATGAGCCCGTCGGACACATACTTGTCCCATTCGCGTATCTGCTCGAGTGCGGCGTTGCGCTGGGTGATGAGTACGATGCTTCGGCTGTCGCCTGCGTTGCTGATGGCCCATAGCTGGCCGTTCCAGAATGATTTGGTGGTCTGGCTGACCGAGTTCCATGCGTCCCATGTGGTCTGCTCGCGGATCTCGTCCATGATGACTCGGGCGGCTGGCTTGCCTCGGGCGTTCTTGGCGGCCCGTATCTCGTATTGCGAGAGATGCGAGGTCTTGATGAATTCCTTGCCGTTGGTGTCGGAGACCTTGATGGTGGATTCCTGCAGGTCAACGATCGCGGCTTCCTTCTCCGCGTCGCTTTCCGGGTCCGGGTCGCACCACAGTTTGACTGCGCTCCATGGCTCACGGGCGATGTCGAGGTTCTGCGCTGTGCCGACGATCTTGAATTTGACCGGCGGCACGCGTTCGGGATGACGGATGCTGTCGATGAAAAGCCACCATGCGGCGAGCACTTCGGCCAGCGTCGTCTTGCCGTTCTGTCGTCCGACGAGCACGACGACGCGGCGAAACCGGTAGGTGACGCCATCTTCGAGCAGCTCGAGAGCATGGATCAGCAGCCATTGCTGCCACGGGTAGAGCTTGACGCCGAGCACGGTTTGGGCGAAGTCGATGACCTCGTAGCCGAGCGTGGTCTTACGCGTCAATGCTCTCAGCGGCTTGGTCCAGATGCGAGGCTCTGTGCGTCCGAGCATCTTTCCCATGTGTCACGCTCCCGGTTCGTCGGCTTTCTTCGCCTGCGCCTCCATGAATCGTTCGATGGCGCTCTTCGGCCTGGACTGCGCCGCCTGCTTCTCGAGCACATCGGGTTCCGGAGTCAGCCCCAGCGCCTGGCAGTACTTCAAGTAGGTCGGTATGCTCACATTGTCGAGGCGGCCGCTCTCATCGCTGCCCTGATTGGCGATCAGCACGTCGATGCGCTGCGCCAGCGCAAGCAGAGCGGACACAGGGCCGGCATTGATGGCCCGCAGATGCTTCGCGTTCTTCAATGAGCGCTCCGTGGCATCCTGCACGCTGCAGAATTTCGTGAAATCATAGGCCATACGGCACCTCCGATTGCCAAAGCAACGCAAAAGATCCCGGCAGCAGATGGAAAATCTGGAAAACCGGGGAAATCAGACGCCCATATCGCGCGTGCGACCCCCGGTCGGCAGGTCGGGGAGAGAGGACGCCTGCCAGGCGGGTAGTGGTTCGTTCGAGGCCGGTTTTCAAATCCGAACGCCCCTACCCCGTCGCTTAGAAGAATGAATACTCGCAGATGCGCAGATTTCTTTTATCCAGTATCGGCGCGAGAATTTCGCGCTCGCGATCGACCAGGCTCATCGGCATGACGAGCACATCAGGCCAGATACCGCGCACGCTGTCGTTGCCCAGCAGGACGAACCGTATGCTGCTGTCATTGCGGGCCGTGATGGATCTATTGGCCTTGCTGTGCTTGTCGATGAGGCTTGGATGGATGAGTGCGAGCGTGCGATTGAGCATGTCCGTCTGGACCTGCATGGTGCGCATGAGTACATAGATGCTTTGCGATGGCTCGGCCAATAGTCCGACGAGATGCTGCGGCAGGTCATTGAGTCTGATGCGTTGCATGCTGCATGCTCCTTGTCTGCTGTCACCACCATTCGGGGATGACTTCGCCCATGTCGAGCTTGGGCTGGCCGTTGCCGCGCTCGCGGTTGCATTTGCGGTGCGAGTGGCGGAAGCCCGCCGGGTCTTCCTGCAGCTCCTTGTAAAGGCTGACGGGATAGTAGTGGTCGAGCTCGTGACTCAGATCGGTGGTGCCGGGCTCGGCCGAGTAGTCGATGCGCTTGTGACAGATCCAGCAGTCTGCGGCCGGGTCGCCTTTCGCGTCGAGCTCCCGGCCTTCCTGGAAGAATTCGGCTTTGGCTTTCTTGAAGGCTCGGGTCGAAGTGCGAGTGCGTGCCATGATGACTGTCTGATGAGTGGTGCCTGCGTCGCGACGGAAAGGGGAAGGGGCGCGGCACAGGCAAGCGAGTATGCGAGAACCCCGGAGCATTGCGCTGTCGGGGTTCTCGTCTAAAAGGTTTGGATTGGCTATCTGATGAATATAACCACTGTCACATATGAAACGCGACATTCGCGCCAAAGTCAACTCACGATTTCACAATCCCAGCTATCGCAACGATTCTTCGGCGTGTCGCGCTCACCGTGATTGCAGCTGTTTGAGGATCCCCGCAATCGAATACGTGCGCCGACCGCTCTCGTCGGACTCGCCGAACATGATCTTCCCTTCCTGCGCCCATCGCTGTATCGTGCGCTTGGATACCTGCAGCCCCCAGTCGCACAGCCACTTCGACAATTCGTCGGACGACCCGTAATACGACGAATCGCGGATCTGCTGGATCGTGCCGGCGCGCAGCATGGTCAGATCAAGCAGCTGCCCGCATGAGCACTCATGATACGCAGCCGTCACCGGAGCATAGACGCGCTCCCCGCAGGCAGGACACCAGCCGGCGAAGGTTCTCGTCTCGCGCCGCAACAGCGCCCTGTCGGCCTCATAGCGCAGCTGATGCGCGAGATCAGCACGACTCGGGCCGAGCATGCTCCTATCCACATCCAGCGACACCAGCGCCTGCAGAAGCGAAACCGTCGTCATGCGCTCGCTGACCGCATTGCCATGCTGCATGAGCGTCAGCGTGCCGATGGCGTACGCGCGGATGCGCCGGCACAGCTCGAACGGCGTCTCGGACAACGGGAGCGGCGCATGCCCCTGATTGCCGTGGCCCGCAGCATCCCGAGGCGTCACCGAAGCCTGCTTGCCAGCCAGCGCCTCGATATCCGGCGTGAACCCAGCCAAGGCCAGCACGTCCTGCCGCCAGCCCAGCACGCATGCCCTGCACATCGTCCTATCATCGTTCAATTCATTCGTCTGGCATACCGGGCATATTCTCGCCATTATCGTCCCTTTCGCAATGGTTCGCATTAGTTGGAAAACGGCATCAGGCCCACCGAACATTCTACCAACCGACGATGAGCAGGAGCCGTCAGAACAAGCCGGGCTGAGCCATATACCGGCTGCCATCAGGCCCGTAATCAGACTCGTCGAGCACCCAGTCACGAATGCCCCCATCAGCCATGTATTCGCGCACGACAGTCAGAGAGCACACCGAGCACCGTTAGGCAAGCAGCCAGCGATGACCCACCAGCAGCGCATGATTGGTCCACGGCCTCCACAGATGACGGCAGCCAGGGCACGCCTGCGGCTCCATGATATGCCCGCGATTGCACAATATCGCACCAATCGGCTTAAGCCACCCATGCCATTTGACCGGATGCCCATCCCACGCCACAGGCAACCGCTCATCAAGAAGGAACGGAGCAGTAGCCTCCAACGGCGACATGCTCACAATCCACATTCCTCGACGATGGTCATGGTGGCGATGGCTGCGAGCGCGGGACTATCTCATTAAGTGTGTAACTGGCGGTTTTCATTATTGGTTGTCTCCGTCCGGCCAGCGGTCGGCGAAGGTGATGGCGAACGCGTTCAATGCGGGCTTCCATCG